TTCAAGAAAATATGAAAAAACTCCGTGAAAATCCCGATACTTCTCGTGCTGGATTGAAATGGGATGATAGTGAAGATGAAAATGTCCTAAGCAAACTTAAATCTGGTATGACTGTAGATGATATTGCAAAAGCTCTTAAAAGAACCGCTAATAGTATCAAGACCCGTATTATTATGAATGCTGTTAAGCAAATTGAGGAAGAAAACAAGAACAAAGATCAGGTAATGAAAGAACTTAAGATCACCGAGGCTGATATTAAAGAATATACGGAGAAAAAACAACAACGTGATGAACAACAAAAGAATTTTGTTAATTCTATGATTAATAAGAATATTTATAATCCTACTATTCGTGATAATTATCAATTGCTTAAAGAAATTCTTAACAGAATTAATAAAATTGAAGAAAAACTTGATAAAGAATAAATGGTCTTTATTTTATTTCCAAATACTTTATTTGATATAAAATATTTGGATAAATCTAAAGACTATGTATTGTATGAACATCCTAGATTTTTTTCAAGGGTTCATATAAATAAATTAATATTACATCGTGCTACGATGAAATATTATTACGATTATTTAAAACAAAATAACTTTAAAATTAAATATGTTAGTGCTAAACCTAAAAATATAACGGAAATGTTCGATCCTGTTGATAAAATATTAGAAAAAGAATATTCTAATGTTATTATACATAAGTCTCCTATGTTTTTACATTCTATAGAAGATTTGAAACATTATAGTGGTAAATTATTTCATAATAGTTTTAAGTTATGGTCTATCAATAAATTAAATTTAAAAGGATTGGATAAAAGTTATGATGTAAATAATCGAAAAAAAATAAAAGAATTACCGGTTATTATACAGTATAATGTTGGTAATTCTAGGTATGTTAATGAAGCTAAAGAATATGTTAAAAAGTTTAAAACCTATGGATATAGTGATAATTTTATTTATCCTACTACACACAAAGAAGCTAGAGAGTTATTAATACATTTTTTAAAATATAAACTTAGTAATTTTGGTGAATATCAAGATGCTATAGTAAAAGAAGATGATCTTATATTATATCATTCTTTTCTATCATCATCATTAAATATTGGATTGATAACACCTGAAGATGTTATTAAAGAAACTGTAAAAATAAAAGATAAAGTTCCTATACAAAGTTATGAAGGATTTTTAAGACAAATAGTAGGATGGCGTGAGTATATGAGATATATTTACGTTTATCATTATGACGTTATGACAAAATCTAATTATTTTGAAAATAAAGTTAAATTACCTTTAGAATGGTATGATGTTAATTTTAAAACGGGTATATTACCTATTGATAATTGTTTAGAAAAAGTTAAAAAATACGGTTATTTACATCATATTGAAAGGTTAATGATCTTATTGAATTATATGACTTTAAAGGAATATGATCCTAAAGATATATATAACTGGTTTTTAAGTTGTGTATCAATTGATGCTTATGATTGGGTAATGGCAACTAATATATATATATTTAGTTATGCTTGGAAACCTGCATCTCGTAAGCCATATTTAAGTAGTAGTAATTATATTTTAAAAATGAGCAATTATAAAAAAGACACTTGGTGTGATGAATGGGATAAATTATATCGTAATTTTATAAATAAAAAGAAAGAAAAGTTAAAAGGAACACTATATTATAGAAAATAGAATTATCAGAAAGCTTTTATGCTAATGAATCGCTGATATTATAAATTAGTTTTATAACATATCATTTCATTGATAATTATTTAGGCGTTCTTATTATAGCGTCTTTTAAATTATTATTTGTTTTTTTAAGACATTCAATTGTAATTAATATTTCATTTGAAAGTTTTTTATAATATTTTGTTGATTTATTACCTAGAATCTTAAATTCTTTTTGTGGTTTAAATCCATTTCTACACAATGCTTTATTTTTTAAAGAAGTATATATATTAAGATTTTGTTTATAATCTTTATAAACTACTTTGTATTGTTCTAATATTTCTTTACACTTATTCATTTTTAATTATATATATATATGTTATCATTTTTATATAATATAATAATAAATGGTAAAAGAATGTCCTGAGGGTAAAGTATTAAATCCTAAAACAAATAGATGTATTAAGGATGTTATGAAAGTTAAAAAAGAATGTCCTGAGGGTAAAGTATTAAATCCTAAAACAAATAGGTGTATTAAAGATGTTAAGTCTGTTAAGTCTGTTAAGTCTGTTAAGTCTGTTAAAAAAGAATGTCCTGAGGGTAAAGTATTAAATCCTAAAACAAATAGGTGTATTAAAGATGTTAAGTCTGTTAAGTCTGTTAAGTCTGTTAAGTCTGTTAAAAAAGAATGTCCTGATGGTAAAGTATTAAATCCTAAAACAAATAGATGTATTAAAGATGTTACGAATGTCAAGCCTGTTAAGTCTGTTAAAAAAGAATGTCCTGAGGGTAAAGTATTAAATCCTAAAACAAATAAATGTATTAAGTATGTTCCTATTTGCGGTGAGGGTGAAGTATTAAGAGATGGTAAGTGTGTATGTGGTAAAAACCATATATGGGATGAAAAGAAACAAAAATGCGTATGTCCTGCAGGACTTACATTTAATATAAAAACTGGATATTGTAGGGATGATACAGATTATGACGCATTATATAGCAACATTATTAGTAAATTTCCTAAAACTTACAAAGTATATTTGAATATACCATATAAAAATAAAGATAAAGCAAAAGATCTTGGTGCTAAATGGGATTACTTAAAAAAGCAATGGTATTATACTGAAGAAACAAGATTAGGTGTTATAAGTCAATTAAATTATTTGTCATTTCCTAAACCAGATGTATATAATGTAAAAATACCTAGTTTTTGTAAAGATGATCTTAAAAAATTAGGATTATATTGGGATGCAAATGCTAGAACTTGGTATTATTTTAGTAATTTACCAAAAGAAAATAAAGAATTTATTGAAAAATACGATTGGTATAAGTTGTGTATGAGAATACAGATTTTTTAAGGAGATGTAATTATAGAATTCATTTGCGGTATTGTTTGTGAAATAGCAGATGATTCAATAATAAAATCATCTGTATCACCATTTAAAATAGCAGGTAATTGTCTTTTATTTTTGTATAGCATTTTAACAGTATTTTGTATAGACGTCGGGAATGCAAAATCTATTTGCTCAATCATACTATCATATTCTTTTATTTGATTTGATATATCTTCACTTGTTAATGAATCTAAATGATTGTTTAGTTTATCTTCAATTGTATGAGATATTTTCATAAACTTTAATGATAATTGTTTAAAATTACCTTCTTTTTCATTTACTCTAAAATTATTTATAATTCCTACTATCATTGCTGTTAGACTATTAATAACAACATTAGGTATTTTCATTTCATTACCATCAAATGCAGAAGAATTAAGAATAGCCATAGCTGATGATATAATAATTAAAGGTATATTACATATTGATTTAATAAAATTAAAATGTTCAAAACTCTTTTGACATAATACGCCCATAATATAACTTTTATCTTTATAGGATTTAAGCAGATTGATTTGCCGTTGTTCCAATGGCATAATTTACTTTTAATGGGATAATATTTCTCTTAAACGGGTATTTTCATTATTTTTAATTGTTGTTATTTGTAATTTAAAATCTGATATCTTTTTACTAAATACAATCATTTCTTCATTTGTTATTTCACTTATTATATTTACTTCATCTATAATAGAATCATATTCTGTTAATTTATCTTGAACATCTTCTACAACTGTTTTTTCTTCATTCTTATTCAAACGTAAAACAGCTAATTCTCTATTATACAATGCTTTAACGTGTATTAGTTTATCTTGCATTTCTTTAAGTTTTTCCATTTTTTCTCTATAATTTTGAAAACGAATTATACTTGCTATTACTGTCATATATGTTCCCATCATTAATGATAAAATATTTAATACAAAATCAATAGTATTTGGATCTATATTTAAACCATTTTTACCAATGAATTGTATTATTAATAATTTTAAAGCATCGCTTAATGTTATCATTGCTGATACAACTAAAATTGTTAATGAATAACTATTAAATTTATTTTTAACTATATCAAATTTTAATGACACATATTGTAATTTATCTGATATTTTATCTGTTTTTTTATTAATATGATTTTTTAGTTTTTTACGCATTTCGTGGTCTGTAAGTTCATCTATTATAGTATTATTGTCGGAAGAACTATGAGGTGAATGATTAGGATCTGCTATAACAATATCTGCTCTATTGTTATTAGATCCTATACCAATATTCATTTTATTTTAACTATTTATTTTTATATTCTTTCGTCCATATTTGATTTTTTATTGCCAGCATTGATTTTTTATTATATTTTTCATTGAAAGCCTCTGGATCTTTTTCTTTTTCTTTTTTAAGCCTTTCAAATATTTCTGCACTTATTTGTTTATAATATGTATCTTCCGTTTTTTGTGGTTTCATTCTTTCTTCAATATCATTATTTTCTAATACTTTTTTAACTTTTAAAAATATATTACTATCTAATTCTTCTTTTAAGACATTAATTAACTTATTATATGTTAGTTTTTTTTCAATAAACTTTATTTTAATTGATTCTGTCATACAATTAATTGTGTTATGTATATCATTTTTAGATGTTAAAGCAAAAAATATAACATTTTAGAATAGTAAATGGAAGAAGAAGAAATACAACCTTTTAAGAAGGTATGTGTAGATCGCACACAAAGTGTGGATCGCACACAAAGTATAGATGTCTTAGAATCTTCAACATTAACTTATCATCAAAAGGTATTATTGGATGATTATTTAGATAAAAGTTTTATGATGTCAGTTTTATGTGAAAATACTAAAAATTATTATTATAATTTTGGTAATGTTTTAGTTATTCCTACAATATTATTTTCATCAATATTGTGTGTTTTTAATGCGGCTGCTGGAAGTATTCCTGTTAATAAACATTTTATTTTAACTGCAATTAATATTGCTATTAATGGAATTATAGCATTTATATCTGCATTACAATCTGTTTTGCAAATTAATGATAAATATAATCAATTTCAAACATTAACAACTAAGTTTATAAAATTAGAACATCATATTGAAAATCATATTACGAATTATCCTAGTAGGCTTAATGAAAACTTTATTGATGATATAATTAAATCTTACGATAATCTTATTGACGATATAGATTTTACATTTCCGGAGTTTATTAAAAAAAAAGTTAAAGCCAAGTATAAAGATAAAAGAACTATGCCAAATGTTTTAAATGGTGATAAAAAACCTCGATTATTGCAAAATATTTAATATTAATTGATAATAAAATGAAACTTTTAATAGGAGGCAAAAGTCGTAATATATATATGCGTAAAGATGGTTCTGCATATTACAAAAGTGGCGGTGAAAAAGTAGATGCTTCTTATATGTTTAAAAAAAACGGTGATTTAAAAAAACAATATTCTGAAAATGTTAAAGAAACACATCGTATTAAAAA